TGTTTTTTGGCATAAAAAAAGAACTTAGATCAAATCTAAATCCTCTAATATCGCTGCTTTTTGTTTTTCCAACTCTTCTTTATTGTCCGGCGTATTTTCCGGATCCTTTGGCATTAATACTGCCAAAACTTTTGTTGCTAATTTGTCGGCTAGATCGTCAACGCTGACCGAACTTGTTTGTTCTTGTGGCTTTAATTCGTCCGGCAAATGCTCGTAATTATCGAAATAATCACTTGCGCATGCTGCCATTTCTTTGCTTTCCGTAGTTTCAATGTCGAAATACTCTGTCCACTCGGCTCCGTTTTTCCATGTTTCGGCATTTATAAGGTCGTTTATTGTTTCCTCTGTTACTCCTTCTTTTGCTTTCTGCATGTAAGTGTTTAAAATTACTTTTTGGCATTGGTCTAATATGTCTGCCTCTTTTCTCATATCGTCAGCGTTACCGCCGCACCATGATAACGGCTTGTGTATCATTACCATTGCATTTTTTGGAATATAGATCGTATCACCTGCGCACATAATAACGCTTGCTATACTTGCTGCAATTCCATCAACATAAACATTGATCTTGGCTTTGTGGCTTTTAAGAATATTGTAAATTGCAATACCACCAAATACGCTGCCGCCTCCACTGTTGATATGTACGTTAATTTCTTCTACCTCGTCTAGCTGTGATAAAAAGTCTTGAACGTCTTTCGGTGCTTTATCGTCCGGATAATATTTTTGCCATTCTCCTAAACTTTCGCTGTTTATATCTCCATAAAAGCATAGCTCGGCTGCTGTTTCTGTTTGATTTCTAATTTCAATCGAGCCGACTTTTTTTAACGTGTTTGTTTTCTTGTCTTTTTTCTGTAATGCAAGAATTTTATTAGGCATCGTTTCCCCCTCCTTTCTTCGTGTCTGTGCCAATTTGCGATACTCTTTGATAACTACCAACGCAAATAAGTTCATCGCCGCCGTCTTTTTTGCAATCGTTTAACATCTCTCTTGCCTCATTCGGTGTCTTAATTCCGGATTTTACATATCCAGTTAATATTTCTGCTTGCGTCTTTGCATCTGTTCGCAAAATAACACTTTCATTAAACTTAAAATACTTTCTTATTTTTCTTTCAGCCGGATCAAGAATTTTATAGTTAATTTCCTCCTCGTATTGTTTTAAAATGTATAATTCTGTATCAATATAAAAAGATATATTTTGCATTTCACTATTTGAATAGCTGCTCTTTTCATAATCATTAATTTGATTTGGTTTAATTCCAAACGCTCCTGCGATCTGTAACGCCGTATATTTCTTTAGTTCGAAAAATTGGCTTTCTGTCAGCTTGATATTAAGCGGTTCTAGTTTCATTCCGATCGGGATCGGCACAAACTTACCTGCGTTATTCGCTCCATTGGCATAACTTTCCAATCGCTTAATTAATTCTTTTTCTAATTTAGGATTTAGATCGCCTGTATACTGTAACGCCGCCCTAGCTGTTAAACCGCTCTTATAAAGATTGTTCATAAATGTTTGACTTTGCAAGCCGCCTTCTATTGTTGATTTCAGAATATCCCTAACCGGAGCGCCTGTGATACCGTCAAACGATAGTGACGTTTTAAAGTGCATTACGTCGGCTGTTCTGAATACATGTGTTTCGCCGCTATATTTATCCATATACCAATAGTAAATATCGCCCTTTGCTCCAAATATCCCTTTATCGTCTACTACCACGGTTACATTGTTTGTTGGCATTATCCAAAGATCTTTAATAATTAATTTGCCACCGTATTTCATGCGAACAAATTCTCTTCGGATCCAAACGTAAGCATTTCCGAAATGATTTCGGTTGTTTTCTACCGCACTCCAAAACGTTGTAGGTGTCATTATTGGGTTGGGTCTATTTCTTAATAACTCGTAAGCGTCGTTTGGTTCCGCTCTCTCTACTCCGTTTTCTGTCTGCTGATAGAATTTAATTGGCATTTTACCCAACGTTTCCGATAGCATTTTTAAGCATGTAAAATAAGTAACCTCGCTTATTAAACTTTTAGGTGTAGTGGATATACCTAGCCATTCTAATAATCGCTCGTCTCTCAAATCTGCCGGTGTGTCGTTTCCTCTATCTGTCATTATGTTTGCGTATTTGCTTATTTCTCCCACTTCTATTCTTCACCGCCCATCATTTTTAAATATGCCTCTACGCTATCATTTACGGTTGTTTCCTCTACTTCAATTCCCATTGCTAATTTATGGGCGCATATTATAGCGTCACATGGATCTATTCTATTTTTTTGTAGCATTTTATCTATTTTTATCTCTCCAAAACTGTTCGCTTCTGATAAAATAGCATCATTCATAGATCTTGTTAATAGTTTGTTGTTTTCATCGTATTCAATGTTATGTGCCTTGACTTCTAATTGAAAGTCTATTGTTGCATCGTTTAGACTTCTAGCGGATTGTTTGATCTCGACCAAATCACACCCGAAATCTTCAAGATCCAATAAAAAAGCACTTGCATTATGAGGATCGTAACCAATAGACGTTAAATCTATCTCGTATTCATCAACAATCTTGTGCAAGTGTCCTAATATGGTTTTGTAATCTGTTTTTATGCCGCCTGCTGCCGTTGTTACGGTTAGTAACGCTTCTCGCTCCCAAATTACATACGGTGCGTTATCCTCTTTATCCATGTGCTCCTGCATACGGCGTTTTGGCATAAACGAATGAGAATATATATAATACTTCTTATCTCCGGTTTCCGGATCTTCAAAAGGAAACTCCAATACCAACGATGTTAAGTCGCCGCCGCTTGATAAATCCAAACCGCATATTGCTTTTTTCCCTCTGAAATCTTCAAGCGTTCTTTTAGATCCGCATTTCTCCCATTCTGCTAAATCTATAAATGCGGTTTCTGAATTTGTTACCCAAATGTTTAATGACTTTGTTAAAAAATCTCGTAGTTCTTCGCCGCCCATGGACTTAGCTTTTTTGGCATCTTCCATCATTTGCGATAATAGATCGGCGTCTTTTCCGGTTAATGGGCAGCACTTAATCCAATTATTCTTATCCCAAATATCGTCGCTGCTATCCATTTGAGCAATATAAATGAATTGCCGATCGTTTTTGTCTATCCCTCTCAAAACACGCCGGCAATACTTATACAATTCATAACATGGCGCATTTAGATTGAAACCTGCAGTTGTTATGACGGATATTAAAGATTGTTTTAACTTTCTTGTACCACCTTTCAACAACTTATACATTTGGTTGTCTTTGTGGGCGTGGTATTCATCAACAATACCTAAGTATGGTCTGAAACCATCTATAGACTTTGTGTCTCTCCCCAAGGCTTTTATTATAGTATTAGTAATCTTTCCTGTGATCTCACTTTTATAGTCTTGGATTGTAAATAGTTCCTGTAGATCTGCATCTGCATTAATGAATTTAGATATTTCATTTAATACAATTCGTGCCTGTTCAGATTTTGTGGCAGTACAATATATCTGACCATAATTGTAATTATCAAAGTTGCTGCATTTTATACCTAAGATAGCATTAAGCACACTTTTTCCTTGCTGTCTTGCTACTTGTACATAGCTATCGGTAAATCTTCGCTTTCCTGTCTCCTTATGAACCCAACCAAAAAGCGAACCTATTATAAACTCTTGAAAACCGGCACATGTGAATACCTCGTCACCTTCGCCCTCTGCTATCGTTAATTTGTTAGCAAGTTCTATAATATCCTCTGCTTTTTCCGGCATAAACTCGTATGGAAAGTCGGGATCATTCTTTTCTGACCGTTTGAGATCGTCTAAATGTCTTTTAAAAGCTAGTCTTGCATCTTCTCCAAATTCTTTTTTATTCTTTAGGTTCTTTTCAGCAAACTGTGAAACCCGATCAACCGTTTTAAGAATTTTATTGCTCATATGCTACGCATGTTTCATAAATTTATTTTTCGGTTTGTCCGGTTCTTCTTTTTTCGGTATCACTAATTTGCACCGGCTCGAAATGGTTAGTCCTAATTCCTTTGCGCATTCGTTGCAAGCCTTCATTGTCCTAATTTGAATTTTGGAAAGATAATCATATTGTGCGCACTGATCCGCTATTTGCAACTCTGCGGTTTGCCTGCTTTTCTTATCCGGCATGAATTTTATTTTGCATAGCTGCTTTGATACTTTTATATACTCCGTTTCAGCTCTAATGTATCTTGCCAATACGTCACAATCTAAATTTGTCATTATTTTAAGTTCGATTAACTGTTTTGCTATTTCATCGAACTTTTTTTTCTCGTTTTTTAATAAAAAAGATGGTGGGTTTACATCGTCTGAAGGTGCTACAACCTCAGAATTTTTACGCTCTTCGTATTCCTGTTTTGTCAAGTGTTTACGCCCTTTTGCGGCTATTAAATCAATCGGTTCCCTTGGTCTTGCCATCGTCTACTAACCCCCTTTCTAAAAAAGTTCATTTAGGGAGTTTTTGCGTGAAATGAGGGGGGCTGCGGTCTTAGGCTTAAAGGGTTAAAACTTTATTGCACCCCCCACCCTAACATTCGCTTGTATTCCTCTATGCACTCCCTTAGTGTATCTTGCATCTGTGCCTTCTTTGTACTGTCTTTATATGCCTTGTCTATTACTGTCTTGTGTGTCTTGTTTGATACGCTTATAAGGTTGCCTAAGTCGCATCGTTTAGAATGATCCTCTGTTAATTCTATAATGTGATGTACCATATCGGCAGGTGCTACCTTGCCTTCTGTGATATATAAATATATATCTATTCCGGTATCTCTTGCTAACGCTCTTGCCCTTGCTGCTTTCCATTCGTTGCTATTGTAGAATGATTTAGATACTTGGTTGCGGCAACTGCTATCATATTCCTTGTGCCTCTCGGCTGTTGTATATGTGTGTACCTTGCAATATGCCACGCCCTGTGGTACTAATTTATTGCAGCCATTTCTATTACAATACTTCATTAATGCCATGTAATCACCGCCTAGGATAAAAAAATGTCGCCTAAACCTTTATAGTTTGTGCGACATTTTAATTTACATATTTATGAATTGTATTTATTCTAACATAGTTAAACGGATATGTGAAGGGTGGTAAATCGGGCATGCTGTCAATAGTACTGCTGCCACTCAAAACCAGTATTACAATAAATTAATCATTATTATTCTTATTTATATTTTTGTAACATGTTATAATACTCTTTGTTCCTTTCCAATTTATGTTTTTTAAGAATGTGTTACAGTCCGCATATTCATCTAACGTTTCTATAAATTCATCAATCCATGAAAAATAATTTTGCTTTTTTAACATTAATAAAGCTTTTGTTTTGAAATTAACTTTAATCTCAATATCAAATTTAAACGAACTATGATCCATAAAGTCTATTCCTAAGTAATAGTCGTAAAAGTAACCGTCTATAAAAGTATTTATTCTATCAAAACAATTTGATATCTCAATACTAAATTCATGCATGTCAATTGATATAGTATTCTTGTTTTTTCTTGTTACAACACTATTTTTAGGTAAAATTAAATTAAACCATTCGAACATTGTTCCATCTAGTAAAGTTTTATGTATGATACTTTCTTCTCCATTGTCTTTTATTAATGTTATTCCACTACTATCTTTATTTCCTATAAAAGCATCTCTATTCTCCATGGGTTCTGAAAATAAATTTAAAAATCTATTTTTCAATAGAATATCTGGTAAATCATTTCTATTAAATTCAATTAGTTCATTTTCATCTTGGATTCCATTTAAATAATATGTCATAAGAACATTTG